CATTTACGGTTAAAATTGTGTTTGCATTTATGGTAGTATTAGCATTTGCATTAGTTCCATTTGGCAAAGCACCCGTAGCAGAATGTGTCCAACCTCCGTTGAAAGTTAAACTATACAACGATGTATTCATAAAGTTTCTTGCGTGCTTTGCTGATGTCCCACCCACCATAGGATATAAAGCAGTAAATTTAGCAGTTAAACTATTCGCAATTAAGCCTGCTTCAAATGTATTAAGTGCATTTAAAATAGTTGTATCGGTTTCCGATGTTGCTGCTATCCATGCAGTTGTTAATGGTAGATAGCCTTGTTTCTTACCCATTATTCCGATTATGTTTGCAGGTAGTCCCATATTAACAAGTACCCACGCACCTCCACTTGCTTGTTACACTATTCCAAATAAATGCTACATCTAACCTTGCCGTAGTTACCGTTGTTGTAGGCAATGCAATAGTTGAAGCTTCAAAACTTGTACCCCAAGTTATTGCCCTTGCTGCAGTTCCAGTAATGGCAATCCACAATGTTTGCCCATCTGTTGGTGTTCCACTTAAATTAGTTGTAAATGATGTTATGTCAACTGTTTGTGCAGTTAATGAATAGAAATCAACATTGTCTGTGTTTATCGTTGGTGTTGCGCTACTTGTTGTTGTGCCAATTCTTGCAGTTATGCGCTTGTTTGTAAGTGTGTTTGTGTCGGTTGTTCCTACAACTTGACTACCTACACCTTTAACCCTTGCTAATTCCGTTAAACTTGGATAGGTTGCAACTGGCAACGATGCTATCACTTGCCCACTTGTAAAGTAAGATATTTCGTTAGCAGTTCCAACACCCGTAATGGCATCAATCGGAATGCCATCAAGATTGATTACCCACGAAGTATAAGTGCCGCTACCAGTATGATGATTCACATCAACAACAAGCGTTGTGCCGCTATAACTTGTAACCTCTCCATGCATGTGGTTTGATGGGTCATAAACTATCAATACTTCTTGCAAAGGAATATATGCTAAATCAGCATCAACTGTAAATGTTCTGCTTCCATTGCCTATTGTTATGCTTGATGTTGATGAGGTCTTATATCTATCCGCTAATGAATTAATAATAGGCGCGGTTGCTGTGCCTGTTACCGATATGTTTGTGCCTGCGCTTACTGATGCAACAAGGCTTGTTATATCACTCAACATCGCAAATGTTTGCGGGGTTGTTACTTTGTTTGGCAATTCAAAGGTTGTTGCAGTTGTAAGTGTTGGAGATGTTATTGTTGCCTCACCTAAAGCATTAGTAATCTTTATTTGGTCGTGCTTAATTCCAACGCTTTCAGTTCCATTATCAACAGCAATACCTACTGATGTTGTATTACCCGCAGTTGTTACTTGTTGTAGGTTAGGTGTTGCTTTTAAATTAGCAATATCCTGCGCGGTTGTTTTTTTAGTTGTACCACCTTGCACAATAGGTAATGGTTCTGTGCCTGCTAATGCACCAGCACTTGTTAATGCACTTATTTTTAAATCTGCCATTTATAATATTATTTTAGATCCATCTTCTTGCAACAAATAAAATCCATCCTCTAATAAAATAAAGTAAGGAATTTCCGGTGCTTCGCTTTCGGATTGAGTTGCAAATATACTACCAAATGGTATATTATTTGGTATTTTAGTAACTTGAATTATTTGACTGCCAACCGAAGTTGAAGTAATATCTAATCCAGTAAGTTGACAAAATTCGGCAACTCTGTTTAATCCATAACCAAACTGCAAAGCCAAATCATAAACCGATTGCGTTTGCTTAATAAAATAACTATTGTCGGGCTGTTGTGGTGTGTTCTGTTGCTTTATCGCAGCAGAAACAACATTGCGCCTCACTGTGTCATCATAAGTTAATGTAAGGCCCTCAATTGAATCGGTTATTGTCAAATCATTATCAGTGCATAACTTAACCGAATATTGTGCATCGCCATACAATTGTATCGCAACATCATAAATGCCTTGCCCCGCCTTAACTACGTATTGCATCGACATCAAAATTAGAACTATTATTATCGTTAAAGTTAACGGTTATTGAACTGAATCCATCCTGCGCTAATTGTAATAATATTTGTTTTTTCAATTGCAATTGTGCGCCACTACTATTTAAGTAATTATCAATACCAACACCACAAAGTATATACTCTTTCCAATCCCCTTGCGCTGAATTAATAATGTCAACAATATGGTCTTCATCACTGGCACCAATAACAAAATCGTTGTTAACTATTAGCGCATCCCCATCGCTATTTTGCAGAAAATCTTTAGCCGTTGCCATGTTTTACAGTTGTGTTTTCAATTTGTGAAATGTTTATTTGTGGTAATACTGCCGCGTTAAATGCAGCAGCACTTGCACCACTATCTAATATGCCTGAATAAACTGTTATTGCAGTGCCTGTTAATGCTTTCAACGTATTAATTTCGGTTTGTAAGTTATTCAATGCAGCATTCAACACTTGCACCTTTACCAATCCGCCATTCGCATCGCCAGCCAAATAAACTTGGTCAACCTTGCTTACCATTGTCACGTAAGCATTTGCTTGCGATGTTTGTTGTATAATTACTAAACTACCATTTGCAGGTATCAAAGTAAAACCCTTATCAGCATCGGCATTTAGCAGCACATCGTAAAATTCTGCATCGCCATTTATCGGGGTGCAAGTGCAAGTGAACGTAGCCAAATCAATGTCGCTCACATTGCACACCACACCCTCATATTGCAGGTCACCAAAGCCACTTAATGCTTGTATTGCCTGTCTTATATCTGTTACTTCTTTACTCATATTATGCTATTCTACGTTCTAATTCAATCGTTTGCTTCCCGCCATCGGTAACACTTACCTCTGTTGTAACTGATTTAATTAAGTATTTACCTTTACGTTCAGGATACTTCCAACTATCAACAACTGCATAATCACCCGGAACAACTAACGGTTCTAAAAAAGTTTTGAAGCTTCCATAATAACCAGTGTAGTTTGCTTGCTCTAAAAACGAATTACACTTTGCATCTAAATCGGCTTTTGTGCCACCTAACTGAAACACAGTGCGAATGTCACCCGATGGGTCACCGTATATAAATTCTTCGCGCTGATTGTTTTTAATTAATATGCCTTTGATTTGCACCTTAACATCATCTTTTTTAAGATAAGTTAAACTCATTCCCTCTTTAACCATTTTCTCAAACAAAAAAACCGCTTTCATAGCTTCCTCTTTATAAAATGGTAATCCAACACGCAACACACCGTTTTTAAAAAACGAAAATAAACCGTATTGGTCGCGTAAAACTTGCAACACTTTACCAATGCTTACTTCTTGTAATCTTATTTGCCCTAATTGTGCGGTTAAATCAACTTTATATGGCACATTAATGTTAGTTAGCATCTTGCCAATAAACGTGTTTAAGTCAACACTTGGAAACGATAGGTTTGGCGATATAGCTTGCTTTAATAAAAACATTTCATCCTCGCACAATAATTCAACAGGCACATTGTTGTTTATCTTACTTATGTAACCTGTAAATATTACTGTTTCGTTTGGAAAATATGCAGCAATAATTTTAATCTTATCGCCTCTACGCATCAAAGCATTTGCGCCCTCGTAAATGTTTTTTTTATTGTAGTTAACATTACGCGGCAATGTTACCGATGCCGTTTGTGTTTGCTTATCATACGACCTCGAAACACTAACTTTGCTAACATTGGCAAATGTAAACGTATCACTACGGCCATCGCCTTGTTGCTCTATTATTACGCGGCACACAATTCTAAACATCTTTTGTTGTTTTAGAAATTGTATAATCTATATCGCTAACACAATTCAATTGAAAATATTGCACATTGCGAAGCCCTTGTTGCTGCGACATTTGGCAACTTTCAATTACTATTTGACTAACACCAAGTATATTGTTTAAAAAGTCACTTGTCACTTTTAAAGATACTGGCGCACTTGAATACGATTTAATTAATCTCGCATCGTCATCTGGGTATTCATCAGGATTTTGTGATGCCACATAACCGCGAATAGTTATCGTTAAATCACTTTCGCCCATGTATTCTTTGACAGTTCCTTTTAAATCAATTACCTCTGTTTTAACGATTGTTTTGTTAACAGTTGCATCAATGATAACACCGTTTAAGAATAAACCTTGTGCGCCCTCTGTATTGATGCCCGGTGCAACATTTAAAGTTCCAAATGATTTATTGCTTGCTAATGGATTTGGTGTTTCAACATACTCGTTTGTAAAATCATTGTATTCAAATGTTGTGTATTCGGGCCTTTGAATAAACAGTGTGCCATACATCGGTGTGCCATACAATGAAGTTCCATCGGGCTTATCTGTTTTAATGTTAAAGTTATTTGCAGCTATAATCGCACGTTGCACTATTGGAAGCCCAAAGCCCTTTGATAGTGTTCTTACATTTTGCTTCTGCGCTGGTGTTGGTATGATAAATTGTAAACTCATATCTTTATTTTGTTGCCATTAGTTGGAAATCATTAACCGCCTCAATCAATGCCTGTGCTACTTGTTCTTTAATTTGATTTGCACCCTCTTTAATGTTTGTTGTGTTTAAAGTAACCGCGCCAAATTCTTTAATTGATATGTTAAAGTTTTGCACACCTCTACTTTCAACTACGTTTGTACCTGTGCCACCTTTGGCTTTGGTTGTGGAATCGGCTGCGCCACCCATAGCTGCTGCGGTTGTTGTTGATGGCGCTGTTTTTAATAAACCAATTTGACCTTTAACCTCACCTAATGCTCCGTAAATTGAAGCACGTTTTCTGCTAAATTCTGTTTCATCAATTAATCCTTTATTGTAATCTTTTCTTAAATTTGTTAATCTATTTATTAATTCTGTTTGGTTTGTTATTGCTTCATTTAAAGTTGCTGCCGGTGTAGTAACAAATTCGGAGTATAATTCCTTTTGATAATCCAACATCATTAGTTTAGCATCTTTGCCTGTCCTAAACTCATACATCATATCTCGCCACGATGAAAAGAAATTGCCAAATTGTTTTGCTCCATTTTTAGCATAATTTTCGGCCATTATATTGCCTTGCGCAAATGCATCTGACATTTTAGAAACAAACTCATTTGCCCACTTTACAGTGCTTGCAATTATACCTGTTTGGCTTTTACCTATATTAACTTTTAACTGCTCATAGCTATCACCCAAAGCACTTAATTGACCTCCAGTTGTTTTAGTTTGTTCTGCCATCATATTGAAGAACATACCGCCCTCTGTTGTCATTGATTGAAATGCCTTTTCAATTTCTGCAAATCCTACCTTACCACTTTCAACAAGCTTCATCACCTCGCTATCAGCAACACCAAATTGTTTTGCTAATTCTTTAACAATAGGAATACCGCGACCTGTAAACTGATTTATGTCTTTACTAAATGCTCTGCCTTGTGTTTTTAACGTGCCATACAAATAAGCAATATCGCCAAATGGTATCTTTAAAGCACTTGCCACATCGCCTAACATACGGATGTTTTCAACTACTTTGCCTGCGCTAAAACCATAGGCTAATAATTGCTTTGTTGCATCCTGAACCTCAACTAAACTAAATGGTGTTGTTTTGGCAGTTTCAACTAACTGATTTTCCAAAGCCTTTGCCGCCTGCGCATCGCCTTGCATTAATGTCCTTAATGATGACGAAAAATATTCGTAATTTACTAAACTTTTTACAACCTCGCGACCAAATGAAACAATACCCGCAGCACCTAAACCAATACCTAAAGCGCCACCTAAACTGCCTAATGATTTCTGCGCTTGGTTTACTGCACCATTCAGTTTTTCAGTGTTAGAAGTAGCACTTTTAATGCCACTGCTAAACTTATCTTTAAGGCTTAATATGTATTCAACCGAATTGTTCATTTCTTGTCTTGAATTGTACCGTTAAACTTTAACACCCACATAATGCTTTCAATAGCTTCTGCCCATTGTTCATCATTCATTTGGTTTGGGTCTGTTTGATAATAAAAACGGATGAGTGCATTTTGACGCGCAAACTCATCCGTTTCAAATAACTTCTTTGCCGAATCTAATTTTTTTTTAGTTCACCCGCTTCGGTTTCTAACATCGGCAAAATTGTACGTGCTGCGCTACGTAATGCTTTAAAATCACTGATAATAGCATTTACATCTCCCTCAACACAAAGTGTTCTTAAAAACGATTCTACACCCATCAATTCATCTTTAGCAATTAACGCGCTAACGGTCTTGTAAGCAATCCTATCCATTTCACGCAAGTGAACTGTAATAGGTGCGCCTT